AGTGGATTCAAAACCAGATGCCGGATCACGTAGAAGATACGCTGAGGCATTTCAAAAGATAAGGAATATGGGCCTTTCCGAGAATGAACGGAAGGTCCATACTTTTGTTAAGGTTGAGAAATGGGACGAAGATGTTGTAGATAAGGGGAAACCACCAAGAGCAATCCAATTCCGAGGATATGGATATTGTGGTGTGCTTTCAACATATCTCAAACCGATTGAGGACAGGTTATGGGAATATCAAGAGGACGACCGATTTATATTCGCTAAGGGCAAAGATTCCTTCGATATAGCGGCGTCGTTGAGACAAGCCTGGGATTCCGGGTTTACTACATGGTGTTTGTTAGATCACTCTAAGTTTGACTCCAGCGTTATGACGAGGTGGACCGACTTGATGCGCCAATTCTATACCAGTTTCTGGTCGGATCTCGAATTTGAGATGCTGCTAGAGGCTAAGTTAAGGAATAAAGCGTATACGAAAGCGGGTTCCATCTATGAGTTCGACGCGAGATTGTGTTCGGGTGATTATGATACATCATTGGTTGGTAATTTGCTCAACTACTTGATATTGAAGACCATCTGTGATGAACTAGACATTGAAGTGGCGTTGCTTATCAATGGAGATGATTCATGCCTGGGGTTGAAACCAGGTGATGATGAGAAGTTTATCAATTGGTTCTCGAGCATTAAGATGCGTGAATATGGGTTCGAGACCAAAATGGAGGTCGTGTACAGTTTTGAGGCCATTGAATTTTGCCAAGCGAAGCCGATAGAGATTAAGCCAGATATCTGGCGCATGGTTAGAGATCCTATTAGGGTTTTATCCCGAACCAGCGTTAGTGTTAGGCGTTACCAGGGTAAGGGCTGGTTATCTTTGTTGGCGGCGTTAGGCGCTGGTGAATTAGCTTGCAACAGTGGAGTTCCCATGTTGCAGCAGTGGGCGTTGACATTGAAGCAATTAGCAGGTGGTGCGAAGGCTTTCAAGCAGGAGCTATCATATCGATCGACACTAGAGAAATCCTGTAGAAGTGAAGAGATCAGTGATGCAGCCAGGCATTCATTCGCTCGTGCGTTTGATATAAGTCCAAGCGATCAACTACTTTTTGAGGAGTGGTTGAGAAATCATGAGATCTCCATTGTGAAGGAATTACCTGGGTTGAGAGAACATCTGCTGAAAGTGAAACGGATAGGGCGATAAAATATATCCATTTACG